CTATCACCATCGACACCGATGACATGAACGTCATCAAGGTCATCCAGGACGCAGCCGCTTACTACGAAGCAAACGGTTGGGAAGTCGTGGAAGACATCGAAGAAGACGAAGAAGAAGTTGAAGAGGACGAAGAGTCCGAAGACGATTGGGAAGAAGACGAAGAAGCCTAATCGGGGTAAATCATAGCCAATGCGTCTTGAACAGACGCTTGGATTTTAGACACGACTTGCTCAAAAGGCAGGTCGTTTTTTCTATGTTGACGCAGTATTTCGTTTATCTCATGCAGAGTCTGCCAAGCATAGCCCGAATGGATAGCTTTTATGGCCTCTTCTTCGTCATTAAATGTGGCGTTGATTTTCATGTTCATTCCTTAGTCTTTCTGTTGTTTGGTTTAGGGCAATTCTGAGGCACATCGGCTACACACCAAACAGCCTCTGGCGGCTTTTGATGCTCCCCTAACAGCCACCTATCAATATAGCAATCTGGCATCTTTTTTAGGCAGGTGCGTACAACCCGTGAATCAATAAATGTCTTTGTGCAGATTTCTGAGACTGTTAAACCATCAGGGAAGTTATGCAGTAAACCCCGAATAATTGGCGATTTTGGTGCATGGCGGACATTCTCAAAACTCATTGCTCCCCCTTTAGCTTAACTTCCACTTCTTCAGTTGCAACGATGTGGTACACGTTGCCCTCATCATCTGTACACACACTGTACATACCGTCTAGGTGGTGAAAATTTAGCTCCAGTCCATCTTTGAGTACGATTGTGCTATTTTTTGGCACGTCATATAGTTTCACTTTTGACCGCCATTTCGTTTAATGCAATGTCTACTTCAGCTTGCGCCGCCATGCCATCCTCATACCCACGCGCATAAGAGTTCTGCTCCATAGCAATCAGTTGGTTAATTAGGCGCTGCTGTATCTCGCAGATGCGCGTCAGGCTATCCATAGCCAGGTCTTTTTTACTCATGGTGCGATGCTTATCAATAGCCGCATCACGCTTTGAATTAAATCCGGTCATGTTTCTCTCCTCAGCTTGTTGTACAGCGCCTGTTGGTTCTGTTCCCACATAGGCGTTGATGGTTTGTAGTCCATGTACTGTTCGTACATCTTCAACAAAGTCTCTTTGTCGATGTAGTAGTTGCGTACCACCGCCAGCTCAAAGATGTCCGCTGACAACGCTTTCATTGCTGACTTGTGGTGACAATCATCACCATCCCAATCATCTATAGCCTTGGCGCTCCACTTCAGGTCATCGCCTATTCTGCGTAGCACTCTCATGCTACCGCCCACCACACAATGCCACCAACAGCAGTAACAAGCAAAATAAACAAAAATATAACAATTAGAACGGTTGCCATGCTAACGAATAAGTCGCCGCCAGCATCGGTATCTTCATCGTTCATGCCTGCTCCTTCAGCTCATCCAATGTGTTGGTCAATCGTTCGATTCGGTCAATGTTGTATTGCACTACGCTTCTTGCGTAGTCTTGTGCGCTCTGAGCTTCCAATTTAGACCGATGCGCCTCTACCAATTCTTTGACCACCAATTCAATAAGGGTAGGCGTTTGTAAGAGTTTTTTGATTGAGTTAATCATTTGCACTCCTTAGTAAACGAAGCAACCCACACTTCGCACTCGGGCTGATAGGTGGCATACCCCAAGTAAAACCCTGCTGCAATGATGCTGGCGCATAAGCCAACCAGGGCAAAGAAGTCTAGAATGTATTTCATGCCTCATCCTTCACAAACACGCCATTGGCAAGCAATGTGCCTTTGCGGTCTTTGATTTCCTCATAAGCCAATTCCATGCAATCAACTAGGTTGATGTCCTGCAAGGCGCAATAAACAATGAGACAAACCATCACATCACCAACGCCATCAGCAATGCCATCCTGGTCATTCTTGATGGTTGCATCTGCCAACTCACCAATTTCACTCATTGCTTTGAGTAATTGAGTTTGTGGGTGGCTGTTAGGAATGATTTTCCTAGCCTCTGCCCATCGAATGATGTCCAATTCTAAAATTGCATAAGTAGCCATAAATTACTCCTAAAAGGTGGGGGTACTTGCTATCAGGCGGCAACTGCGAATCGATACCCTGCTTTCCCCCCGAAAATCAAAAGGGTATGGAATCCAAATCGTCATCCTTTGGAAAGCCATCATCTCGCGGGAATCCATCTTTAGGCTTTGGAGTGTTCAGGTAAGCCCAACCATTCCAGCCGCCTTCAATCACAGGGATGGAGTCCAGCTTCAACTGCTTGCCATTCTTGGTTTCGATGATGCTGCCAATCTTTTGGTAGTTGTTTTTCTCAACACCATCTTTGGTGTACTTGCCATTTACCACTGTCACTTCGTATAGCTTTGCCATTTTTAACCCTTTGAAAGTTCAGATTGTTTTTTAAGTGCGCTGCGTGTTTTGCTATCAAGCATCCCGTACAGTGCTACTTTTTCCTCAGCATCAACGATGCCTTGGTACTCACCAAGAGCGCCGACAACATCATCTGCTGCCATGCGCTCATTGATTGCTTGTGCCACACGAGCGACCACATTTGTTCTCCCTGGTGACACCAATTCAGTCTGTGCTGCTTTTATTCGAGGCCCGCGAGACGCTGCCTCTCCATCATCGTCTTCAGGAGCTATTCCACAGGCCGCCATGAGGCTGTAGCGCCGTGCATAGGTCAGTGCGCTGCCATACCCCTGCGGGTCTTGCTTTGCTGCTGGAACGTGCAATTTGCCGCACTCCAATGTCTCGCCAGACTCAGAGGTGCGCTGCACAAGCGCAATCCCTGCGTTGTTGAGGCTGTCAATAACTGCTTCGATGCAGCCTGACAAGTCCACATACTTGCTGCGAAAGTGTGGGTTGGTCGATGTCTTGAGTGCAGGGCCAAAAGCCTTTTGTGCTTTGACCAGTGCTGTTGCTATTTCTTTCATTTTGCGTCCTTATAAATTTGATTCAATTGCTCTTTGTGCCACTCAATGCGTTCATCTTGGATTTCTATCCAGCGGCACAGGTGCTTCACATAGATTTCCAGATAGATGGCAGGTTCTATTCTGCTTTTGCAATCTGCAATAATTTCCTCTGCGTTGTTTGATGTAATCATTGTTTGCGCTCCCACAAGATTTCCTGCTGGAGCTTCTTCATTTCATCGCTGTTGTATTGAGCCTCATGGCACAGTCCACGGATGTGGGCTTGGAGCACTCCAACTTGGTAGGCCAGCCTGTCTGCTGGGTCTTTTGCGCCGTAACGCTGTGCAGCTTCTTCTGCATCAGCAATGATGCGGTCAGCTTCTTGATTAGCGGTCATCTTCGAGCCTTTCGGAAATTTTGTTAGTGATGTGTTCGCGTGTTGAGTCGCTAAGGTAGTCAATCCACTCAAGTCCTTCGTATACGATTGAATAGACCACTAAGGTGTTCATCTCTGTATCCCATTCGTATTCGACTAGGAGCTTGGCAACTTCTCCGTTGCCCATCCTGTCCCAGTCAACTTCGCGGGTGCTGTTGTAGACAGTCATTTGTCTGCTCCTTCGTACTCATCCATTTCATTGTTCAGGATGTCTTCCTGGTCTTCAGGATACAGGTCGGTGAACGGCACAAAGTGGTTCTCTTGGCAGCAGTGATACTTGCTACCCTGTGGCTCAAAGCAATAGCAGCAAAATGTGGTGGTTGATAGCTCTCTCCTGACTAGCTCTCTGAATGGTGTGTGAATCATAAAAAACCTTTCTTGGTCAATAAATCCGCTTGCCCTTTGCTTGCGGTAGGCACATCTTATCGCAGCTTTCCAGCCTTTTTTGAACTATTTCGTAGGGGTTTATACCTATGTTTTTATCAAAAAACCGTGATAGGCTTGCGGGATGACTATGGATGAACTTGAACTTCAGAGCGCAGAAATCCTGCTATGCCAAGCTATTGAACTGGCTGGCGAGTACAACATTGCTGATGACCTGGACGCTGCCACAATTGCCCTGCTAACACGGGCACTTGAAGTAGCCAAGGAAAAGGTATAGAATTTGGGCACGGCTAGCCTTAGCGGGCGAAAAGGCGACTCGTTACCGCCCTGCCGATGTTCTTTTAAGTAACGCTAACCTAGAACGTAAGGTTGCAAAATGCACT